TGCTTGTTTTCTCGCAGCTCTCTTAATATGTTTCCTGAACTTTTCATCTTGACAAAATTGCTCTTGATTATTTTTGGCAAAAATACAATTTATTTTTTATAAATTCTTGTAATTTAAATTTTTCAACTACTATCCAATAATCGTCAGTTTCAAATGCGAAATGTGTAGCATCTCCATACAACCAACCTTTATTTCCCATAGTATTTTTTAATTCCACCCAATGGATATTCTCATCGGTAGTATTATCTTTTCTATTAACTTTTCTTAAACCTTTAACATCAAATGTTAATTTTACACCTACATCCCAATGTTCATTAATATCTTCTTTGGTACTACTTTTAAAACATTCAGTTTTGATTAGATTTTCTAAGTTTTTTTTAAATTGGTCTTCTGCATAAGTACCAAGTAGTGTTTCGTCTCTCATATATTTTCAGTTTATGTAAATTAAGCGAATAATTTTTAAAAAAACAATTTATTCTGAAGTTTTTTCATTTTCTGTTTTAATTACTTTTTCTATAATATATTTTTTTCTTTGTACTTTTTCCCACATTTTAGTTAGATGCGTATCTTCAAATAGTTGAAAATATACCATAACACCTTTTTTTTGACCCATTCTATGACTTCTTGCTATCATTTGGATATTCTCATCGTCTCGCCAACTAAACGTGTTAAAAACGACTATATTACCCTCTGTGAGGTTTATACCAACACCACATGCAATTATATTGCAACACATAACTTTTACGTTATCGTTATTCATAAATTCTTTTTCAGATTTATCTTTTTCTTTTGAACTCATTTTACCGTTATAGATAACCGCTTTATCACCAAAGTGTTTTTTTAGTTCTTTTATCTCATTATCATAACAACAAGCTATCAATACTTTTTCACCATTCTCAATATGTTTTTCAGCTATATTAATACTGTTTTTTATCATCAAATTGGATAAATATCTTCTAAAGAGTCCACCCTCAATAATTTTTTTACAATCTTCTAAGTCTTCTTCATTAACTTCCTCGTCATTTTCTAATTTTTCCATCTTATATTCTTCCCAAAGAGCGTCATATTGTGTTCTTTCTTCTCCTGTAAGACCGTAATATAATTCTGTAATATTATATTCATTTAATAAGCCTTGTTCTTCAATAGTTCTTCTAATGTAAATATGTTCTATTTTTTTGGACAATTCATCTAAGTTTTTACATTCTTTACCTTCAATCCAAAATTGAGCACCTGTTTTTTTATTAGTCATTTTTTTAGCATCACAATATCTTTGCATAAAGTATTGGTAGTCTGAAAATAATAATGGGTCTAATAAATTTATTATATTTAAAAGATTTTTTGGAGAATTTGTTAGAAACGTACCACTTATACCCCAAAAATGTTCAGGATTATTTTTTTTTATAAAATCATTGATTATTTGATAAATTGTTGAATCATTATTGGATAACTTATGTATTTCATCAATAATAACTAAATCCCATTTCGTATTTAATAAGATACTTTCTTTCTTACACTGTTCTACAAAATCTTTTTGCGTTGATTTTCTATATTGAATCTCTTCCTTAACAACACCTGTTTTGTAATTTTTTACTTTTTTTGTTTTTGGAACACTAACCCATTCTCCATTTTCATTTCTTTCTTTAACCATTTTAGGTACTAATGGGAGTTTATAAAAATTTTGGAGAATATCATAATTGATTATTGTAAATTGTTTAGGCTCTACCCATACATTACTTTCAATTATATTTACTTTGGAATCTATATCGTCATAAAAAAAACCTATTTCTCGTTTCCAATTAGTTTTTAATGAAGCAGGTGTTATTATTAATACTTTTTTCTTATCTAAGATAGTTGAAGCAGATAATGACATTATTGTTTTCCCTAAACCACAACCGTCACCTAAAATAGCACGTTTTTTAGAATATAAGAATTTAATACCGTCTTCTTGATGCGGTTTTAGTGTTCTATTGAATGAACTTAATCTATCATTCAATTTATTGAAGTTAATATCTACATTATTCCAATCGGAGTTGGTATCTATAACACCAAACAATGCTTTTTTTGGTATAAAACAACAAACAGCTCTTTCTTGATTTTTATGGAACTTAACGTAACAATGATAACTGTTATCTAAATTAGAAAGTAGATAACCAATTAATATCTTTTTAGGTTGGAATGATAATGAGTATTCTTTTTGAAATGAATTAGCTAACCAATCGGAAATTTCATATATTTTGTTTATTAAAATAGGTTCTTTGTTAATATTGTAAAACACATAGTTGATTTCATTTTGATATAATTTACCACCTTTTCTATTAATTCTTTCCTTTAATTCTTTTATGTATGGATTTTTTCCTTGGTATTCTTTTAATAAATTTTCAACATTTTTTCCGCTAAGTGTTTCTTTTCTCATTTTTTTTCTTATATAAATTTATTTATAAAATTAATTATATTATAACATTAATTAAATTATTAATATTAATTATTTTAATTAAAAAATATAATATTTACTAATACTAGTTAATATTAATAATATTAATTATAATATTAAAACTAGTTATATTATAATATTAATTAATTATAATATTAATTATATTTATAATAAATTAAAAATTTATTTAAATTAATTTTTTTTTATAATATTAATTAATATTAGTAAATATAAACAAAAAAACGAGAAAAACAAGATTTACGTAGATAATTTTTGTTGATAACTAAAAAGACATGAATCAACCAATTAACACTGACAATATGAAGTTGAAAAGACTTCCGATAAATAGGAATAACTTATTCTATTCCAAAGAAAGTTATGACTTAGAGTTGGAGATTGGTAAAAATTACATTGAACAAGACTGTAATCAAACAGTTATACTTTATCAAGTAGATAGGCAATTTACCAATGTAAATAGTGTTACATTTGAAGCGAAAAAAGATGAAATCCGATTTAAAGTTCCTGTGGAGTTACATTGTGTGTATAATATAGAATCTTCTACAAATGAAGTTTATATGAAAAACAAGTCAGGTATGAGGTTTAAAAAGACAGGTAATCTAACTTTTAGTTTATACCAACAGACATTAAATGAATTGGAATGTGACATAAAAAGAGGTGATTATATAGGTGTTCAAATAGATGAACAACATGTAGAGTATTTTGTTGTGGAAGATGATGGTAAAAAGAATTATTCCAACAAGGAATATATGTATGGTTATAAAAATTTTTGGAGAAAGTGTATTGCAGTTCCAATAGATATAAATGAATTTAGAGGTATATAAATTATGAAAGTAATAATAACAGAAAAACAGTTTAAAAACTTGTTTGAGATGGCTTATCCAACAAGTTTCGATATGGATGAATTTAAAAAATTAAATAAATTCAGTCAAAGATATAAATATTGTAAAGAAAGATTAGAATATATTAGTAGTGGGTCAGCTAGATATGTTTTTGGTATTGATAATGATAAAGTACTAAAATTAGCAAAAAACCCAAAAGGTATTGCTCAAAACGAAACTGAATACAAAACAGCTAGTGATATGATGTGTAGTGGTGTAGCTAAGGTTTTTGATGTTGATGATGATTACTTGTGGTTAGAAATGGAAAGAGTTGATAAAATAAAAATAACTCAATTTGAACAAGGTACAGGTATGAAATTTAAAGACTTTGCATCATGTATAAGATATTATTGGTTTAGTTTACAACGTGGTGGTAATAAAATGTCTAGTGAACCATCATGTTATGATGAGGCTTGGGAGAACGATTTTTTTTGTGATATTTCTGAGTTAATGGTTAATTTTAATATGAGTTATGGTGATTTATGTCGCATAAATAGTTATGGTATTACTCAAAGCGGTGATATTAAACTTGTTGATGCTGGTTTAGATGAAGATGTTCAAAGTAATTATTATTGAAGATAATAAACCTTTTGATATGAAAATAATAATAACAGAAAAACAGTTTAGAAATTTATTTGAACGTTCCAAAACAAATAACGAACCAAATAGTGATGGTTCAGTGCAGTTAGGTTTTGACTTTGGTGATGGTTATAATAATAATTTAAAACCAAATAAAGTTGCTCTTAATCCTATAGAACAAGATGAATTGGATAAAAAATTAAGAAGAGTTGACGGTTTAATAAAAGTGTTTCACTATGTTTATGACCAAAAACCAGACACACCATATCAGTATAGTTTACACAAAGGAATACTAAAAACTATTAATAAATTCAAGAATTTTTTAAAACAACCTGATAAATACAATGTAACTGAGAAGGAAATGAATTATGTTTTAACATTTTACAAAACATCAAATAAATTTGATGATAGAATATGGATTGAAATTAAAGGATAATAATTTATTCAAGTATTTATCTTAAACATGAATCAAAGAAACAACATAATAGGAGTAAAACCAATAAAAAAGGCTTATGGTAATGTTAGACGTGAGAATCTTAGTAAAGAAATCATGTATAAAGAACCCATCTTTCCTAAGACGGTTGAATACAATGACATTGATGCAGCAATGGCAGAATGGGTTGATAAAAAAATAAATATTGTTTATGACGGTATTAAATTACCAACATATAATTCATTAACTACACAAAGATTTAGCGAATATTCACAAACTTGGCAATATACTGACGAATCAGACTCTCCTATAATGAATTTCAAAACATATACAAGAGATGTTAATCCAACAAAAGGTACAATAAATTCAAACACTATGAACATACCTGGTGAAAGGTTGTATGAAATAGCAAGAATACCAATTAAACAGGATAATAGTGTTGATTGTTATGATATTTACCAAATGAAACAACCATTTGGTGTAGATTTGAGTTACAAAGTGAGTATTTTTACCAATAAATTTGAATTAATGAATGAAATGAACACCAAAGTTCATGATTTATTTAAAGCTATAGAATGTTATATTAGAGTAAATGGACATTATATGTGTTTATTATTAGATAGTGTAGATGATGAAAGTGTTTATTCATTAAATGAAAAGAAATTCTATTCACAAACATTCAATATTAAATGTTTAGCATATATTATAACGGGAAATGACTTTAAAATTGATAGGATACCAAAAAGATTATTAACAATAGTTGAATGTGAGAAATCAATTAACAAAGCAAGAGTTATAATTGAAGAAAATGAGGACGAAACATTAAATTTAGTTATTAGTTATCCAAAATACGCAAAAAATGTTACTAAATTTAAAATTGACGAGGATATTACAATAACTTCAGTAAAAACAACTAATATTAGTAGTTATAAAATTGAAAGATACGATAGTAGAGAATTAATAAACACTAACGAAGAATTTAATTTAAAAGAAAACGAAAAACTAAGAATAGAAATTAATAAAATAGATTATTTAAAAGAAGGTATATTAGAGTTAATAGGCTTAAATAGTGAATTTTAAAAAAAACTGATAATTTCTTGTCTTTTATTTGATATTTATAATAAATAATAAAAGTAAAATATTAATAAGATGCTAAATAATGCAAGAAAAACACATGTAAGTCCTGGTATTTACACAAGAGAGGTTGAAATGACCTACTCAAACAAAAGTCTTGGTTTAACAACATTGGGTGTTGTTGGTGAAACATTAAAAGGACCTGCGTTTGAACCGATGGAAGTTGAATCTTGGGAAGAGTTCAAAAACCTTTTCGGTGGAACATCTACCGAACAGTTCAAAGACACAAAATATCCTAAATATGAATTACCGTACATCTCAAAATCATTTCTTTCACAATCAAATCAATTATATGTAACGAGAGTACTTGGTTTATCAGGTTATAACGCAGGTCCTGCTTGGGTTATAAAATCTGAAAGTACAGGTGATGGTGTAGGACAAAATATGATTTTGGGTGTAATTCGTTCACGAGGTCATTATGAAAGAACATTTAGTTCTCAAATACCAAGTGGAGAAATTGTACTAAATGGAGATATTGAATACGACCCAGATGGTAAAACTGAATATATTGTTTATTCTCAATCAGGAGAAGGAAAAATCAATTATATGGGTGTTGATTATACTAATGGTCAAAAATTAGTAGTACAAGATTGTACAGATGAAGAACAAACTTGCAAACATTACACAGCAATAGGAGATGCAACACTTCATTTTAATTGTGGTAACTATTATGAATATGATAAGTTAGTATATGACGTAGACCCAGGAGTTAATGGTTCATATCTACAAATTCTACCATCAACAAACAGTTCTTATTTGACTTATTGTGGTGTGCCAAGTAGATTTGATAGTGAAGAAATTACTGAAATACCAAGTTCAATAGTTAATTTAGGTACTTTTGTATTGAAAGGTAGAACTGTATACGGTGAAGATTTTGCATACGATGTGTCATTTAACAACGGTAATAGAAATTATATTTATGATGTTATTGGCAACACTATGAATGATAACAACTCACCTATTTTTGTAGAGGAATTGTATGATGTAGCTTTACAACAATTAGTTCAAAACCAATCTGTTGGGTCTAACTTTGTTTCAGGTATATTCTTTAAAGAAGGACAATCTTTTGGTTCAGAAGGTTATCAACAACAAGAAATTAATCAACCAACAAACGGTTTGTTCTTATATAATAGTCGTGCATTCAATCCTTTGTTTAAACCAGTTGATTCAATGCTTACAATGCAAAATCAATTGTTAAACAAATCATATTTAGGTAAACGATACCTATGGAGTAGAGAATATTCAGTAGATACAGAATACTTCTACGACTTCATTGATAAAAGTTTTTCATACAACTTCCAAATTAATGAAGGTGGTGTTGGATATGAAGATAATGAAGTAGTTGAATTTAAATATAGTAGTGATACTGATGAATTTGAAACATCATTTACTGCAACAGTAGCAGTAGACGAACAAGGTACTATTACAGCATTGAATAATATTACACCTAAAAATAGTAAACTATTTATTCCTGAAACTACACTTGATATTGTTGGTACTGTTACAGGAACAGCAGGTCTTTCAAGCGGTGGTAAAGTAGATATTAGTTCAAAATTGTTAAAAACACCAAGTACAACTAAAAAAACAACAGGTGAGAACGGAAGTTCAACAGTTGATGACGGTATGATATTGGTAGTTAAAAAAGATATTGACGGAAACGGTAAAGTAACTTATAACTACCATTTTGACGCTACTTACAGTGGAATTGGTGAACAACTTAGTGCAAATCCTTCTCCTATTGTAGGAACACAACTAATGGTTTATGTAAATAATGAAGAAATTTATTATAAACATTACGGTATTATTGGTGAAGTTCAAGTAGATGAAGATGGGAACGAAATATTTGTAGATGAAGACGGAAACGGACTTGATGATAACATTAACTATGTAGGTGTTGATAGAGTTATTGGTGATATGAATGATTATAAAGAACAATATCGTTCGTCAACAACTCCTTGGTTTGTTTCTGAAATGAAAGGTTCACTAACAAATAATGAAGTTATTAAATTGTTTAGATTTCATACGATAAGTGATGGTAATATGGCTAATAACTTAGTTAAAGTTGCTATTGCTAATATCAGACCTGAAGATAAAAGTTTTGATGTTCAAATTCGTTCATTCAACGATAGTGATACTGATCCAAAAGTATTAGAAACATTCGCAAGAGTAAATCTTAATCCTGAAAGTTCAAGATTTATCGGTTCAGTAATTGGAACAAATGATGGTACTTATCCTTTCAAATCTAATCACGTAGTAGTTGAACTTGCTGAAAATGAAAACATTAAATACTCATTCCCTTGCGGTTTCCTTGGTTATCCTGTAAGAAACTTATCAGGAATGGTAGATATGACTACTGACGAATATATCAAACCTCCATATTTAGCTTATAACACTAATTGGGATAAAGATATTAAAGAAAGAAAACAATATTTTGGTTTTTCAGATATAATAGGTATTGATACAGATATTATTTCTTACAAAGGTAGAAGTGCTTATACTGACGGTATTTTCACTGATTGTTTCCACTTGGATAGTAGAGTAGGTGTTAATAACGCTACAACAGTAGATGGTTCTAACCCTAAACTAATTGACGGTGGTGAAACAGGAGAAAGTTTATATCTTTACAATTGGCAAACTGTTGGAATGACTAACACGTTAGATAACTCAACAAACCCACCACAAATTTCAAGTGCAGAAGACGTTATAGATACAATCTATGAAAAAATAGCACTTCGTAAATTTACAGTATTAACATACGGTGGTTTTGACGGTTGGGATATTTACAGACAACAAAGAACAACAACAGATGACTTTAAATTAAGCAACTACAAAGGTTCAATTAACCAAACAAATGATAGTGGTACTAACTTCAGTATGATTAGAAACACATTAGACCTTAACTTGAAAGAGAAAGGTATTACAAGTGACTATTATGCTTTCTTAGCAGGTATCCGTTCATTTGCTAACCCAAATGCAGTAGAAATCAATCTTTTAGCAACACCAGGTATTGACTGCTTTAAAGATAGATTGTTAGTTGACGAAACAATTGAAATGATTGAACAAGAAAGAAGAGATTCGCTATATGTTGTAACAACACCTGATAAACCAATAGGAGCATCAGATTCGAGATACGATATGTATGAAGCAGAAGAAGTTTCAGCTTATTTGGATGCTATGGAAATAGAATCATCATACGCTTGTACATATTATCCTTGGGTACGACATTTTGATACTGACACAGGTAAGTATATCTACCTACCAGTAACAAAAGACGTTGTTAGAAACATTGCATTTGCTGATAACAAATCATATCCTTGGTATCCACCAGCAGGTAAAGATAGAGGTGCAGTTGTTTGTGTTAATGCAAAAAAAACTACAATCTTAGCAGAAGAAGATGTATTGTATGAAAACAGAATTAACCCTGTTAAAACATTCAACAGAGATGGAGTTTTCATCAATGGACAAAAAACATTACATCATTCAAATAGCGACCAATACGATTCACCTTTAACAAGAATCAGTGTTAGACGTTTGATGTTAAGATTAGGAAAACTTATTTCAAGTGCTTGTGAAAATATGTTATTCAGTCCAAATGATAGTGCAACAAGAGCGACATTTAGGTCACTTGTAACACCAATTTTGGAAGATATTAAATCAAGTAGAGGTATAACAGAATATAGATTAGTAGTTGACGACACAATCGAAGATTACGAACAAAGACAATTGTCTGCAACTATTTTCATTAAACCAACAGACGTACTTGAATATATCGACATATCATTTGTGGTAACACCACAAGGTGTAGATTTTAACAATCTGTAAATAAAATAATAACTTTAAAACCTCATAATTCATTTTATGAGGTTTTTTATTTTTTTTAGTGTAAAATTAAAGAAAATAAATCTATTTATATATAAAATAAATTATTATGAAAAGAAGTTTGTATAACGACATTAATAGAGAAATCAGAATGATTAATGAAGGTTTTTCATTTGGTAATGAAAAAATGATGAGACCAAAACAATCAATACCTTCAATTAGAACTGAAAATAATATAGCAAAAGAAGAAAATGGTGATGATATTTTAGATAGAGATATCGAATCTTCAACAACTGATTTTGATAAAACAATTGCGTCAATGAGAAGAATAGCATTAAAAGGTCTTTTAACTTTTGGTGATAATACAATATCAGACGAATATGTATTCTTTAAAAAAATAGTAACTGATTGCGACAATCAATGTTCAAAGAAAATAAAGAAAAACACACCTGAAATATAATTAGATATTAATAAAAAATTATGAGTGTTTTGATTTTAGTTATATTATTTATAAAACATAACTATTTATATAAAAGAAATAAAATTTCATAATTATAAAAAAAGATTAAATAAAGATAGATATGAGTGATTTGCTGATAAAAAGTCCGTTAGTGTATGAACCGCTAAGACAAAACCGATTCTTATTTCGTTTCCCTTCAGATTTAGGTATTCAAGAATGGTATATTAAATCGGGAGACGGACCGAAGTACACACAAAACGTTACAGAGATTCCATTTTTAAACACTTCAACTTGGGTTGTTGGTAGATACACATGGGATTCGATAAGTGTATCTTTAAGACAAATGATAGGACCGTCAACAGCACAAGCCGTTATGGAATGGGTACGTTTGCATAATGAGAGTGTTACAGGACGTGCAGGGTATGCAGCAGGGTATAAAAGAAATGTTGAACTTGAAATGTTAGACCCTAACGGTGTAGTAGTTCAAAAATGGATTTTGGTTAACTGTATGATTGGAACCAATGTTGCTTTCGGTAGTTTATCTTATGATTCAAATGAACTTGCTGAGATAACACTACCATTACAAATGGATTATTGTGTGCTAGCATACTAATAGAACGAACAAAAAAATAATAAAAAACATCAATTACTTTAATGTAGTTGATGTTTTTTTGTTTATTATTTAATAATAAAAGCGTATATTTACATAAAATATAAAGTTATGCAAGGAAATAGTAGACCATTTACATTATTAATTATTGGTGATTACACCAAAGAACAATTAGACAAATATAACAGAAACATACCTGTTGAACCATACTTAAAGTATGAATTTAAAGATGTTGATAAAATATTTAACGATAAATTATTAATTTATAATTCTATCTTAAAATCAGATGATGCAGCATTTACATTAGATTTAAAAAAAAGATTACATCAATATCTTCAAGCATTAAATCAAAGTGAAAATCCTGCATTTGAACATTACAAAGAAATTACATTACTTAGTGGTTTAAGAGTAGATGAAAAAGGTGATGCTTATTCAACCGAAAACATTAACGCTAAATTTACTTTTTTTGAAGAAGGGTTGAAAAGTATTGGTATGCCATTTTACAAAAAAAATGATACCACAGATAGTGTTTATTCAGAATTAAAAAAATCAGAAGTAGATTGGGAAAAGATACATAGAAAAGATGCGGATGTTAAATACTATAGTAGACTATGGGATATCTTTATGGATGGTCAAGAACCAACAGATGAAGAAAAACCTATTGTAGAAACATTGCAATTTATGCCTGGTATCATTGGTAAGTTTAGAGATAAAACAAAAGAAGAATATGTTGGTTTTTATACTTCTTGGGGTTGTAATGCAGTTTTAAAAGACGGAGAATGGTTTGAAGCTGATGAATTAGAAGATGAATTTATATGGTTTAGTAAGTTTTATGATAAATTTATTAAAGATTTACCTGAAGATGTAAATTTATTACTATGTGAATGTAATAAATAAAATTACTTAATATATTGATATTTTTACTTTTAAGTTTTGTAAATTAATTTTTACAAAACTTTTTTTTATTTTTTTGCTAAAATAATTTGCTTTCTATGGAAAACTTATAGATATTTGCCAAGTAATCAAAAACAATTAAAAACTAAAATTATGGCAAAAGCAAAAAAACTAACCATCACTCTTAATAGATTAGAGGCGACAAAAATTCTAAAATCTTATTTTTTGGAAATTAATCGAAAAAAATACACACCTTTAGATGCAGACGAAGAAACAAGATTGTTTATTTTGTACAAAGAGAGAAACAACGATAAAGCAAAAGAAAGAATTATTAATAGTCAACAACGATTTGTTGTAACAGTAGCAAAACAATATACTAAAAACAATACGTTTTTAATGGATTTAATAAACGAAGGTAATATTGGTTTAATGGAAGCTATTGATAAATTCGATTATAAATTGGGTTATAGATTTATAACGTATGCAGTACATTACATACAGAAAAACATACGTTATCATATTTGTAAAGATTCGGCATTGGTTAGACAAAAATCAAGAATAAGAACTTATGCTGTTTTAGATAAAGAAAAAAATAGATTTTATTGTGAAAATGGTAGAGACCCTGGCGCAGATGAATTAGCTACTATTATAAATGAAAAATATAATAAAAACATAAAAGGTATTGATACTATACCTATTTACTATTACGAAATTGATGGTGAAGAGGAAACAAGAAGTAATGGTATTATTAGTTCAGATAACTATGAATATAATAATTCTTCAAATACTCATAACGATTATAACAAAACAACAGAAGATGATTATTTTAAAATAACATTAAATAGACTTCTTGATAAATTGCCTGAAAGAAATAGAGATATACTAAAAAAGGTTTATGGTGTTGGTTGTGTACCAATGATGAGAGAAAAGATTGCTGAAGAATTTAATATAAGTAGAGAAAGAGTTAGGCAAGTTATTAACGAAAGTTTAGATAAATTAAAGAAAATTTCACAAAATTTTACTTTATATTAATAATAATTTGAAAAGAGTTGGTTTTATAAGCCAACTCTTTTTTTTAATGTTTCCATTATCATTTTCTTATCATTTTTTATATCATTTTCCCAAAAGCGTAACAAAATATATCCATTCATAGAGGCAACGTTATTTTTAACTTTGTCTCTATTTTTTTGTTTTATTTGGTTTGGGTATAGAAAACCATCTTTCGGGTATAATTTAGGATTCGCATGGTAATAATCACCATCAATCTCTACTAAACATACAAGTTCACCGTCTTTTACTATTGCAAAATCATAATAAAACCCCGACAATTTAAATTGTCTGACATATTGAAGTTTTAGTTTGTCTAAATACTGAATAAACATCTCTTCAACACCACTTGTTTTAACATCAAATCCATCTTGTGATTTAAAAAGTTTAAAATTTTTTTTAACAAAAAAATTAACACTTTTTTTTATTGGTTGATTTAAAGTGGGTTTCTTTTTAGGTTTTTTATCAATTAAATTTTCTGATATGTTTTTTTTTATTCTATTTTTAATAGGTTGTTTCATAAAACAAATGTTTATTATAAATAATTAATTAATATAATTAGATAAATTAAATTTAAAATTGTAAAATCATGGAAATAAAAGAACCTACGTTAGAACAAAAATCTGTTATGGATAAAGAAAAATATTTAAAGCTACTCCATGCACAGCAAAAAATGTTAGATATGACACAAAAACAAATTCTTGAAAGAAATGGTGGTTTTTCGGGTGCTATTGAAGATACTAACGAAATAAACGCATTGATGAAAGAACAATGGGAAAAACATGGTTATTCACCACCAAAATTTACAGACGAAGAATTAGAGAGAGATGTAAGTAAATACGCTGAGTACAAACTACCAGAATCCACACCAAAAGAAAATAATGGAAAAGAAAAAGAAAAGCCTATCAAAGAAAAAGAAAAAAAGGTAGAAACGATTGAAAAATCAAGTCCTACTACGAAAAAAACAACCAAAAGGAAAAAACCTGTAAAAATTGATTTAGAATCGTTTATTCCTGAAATAGATAATGATTCAACTTATGATTTAATTGAATTAGATAGTAAAGGTCTTTGTTATCCCAAAGGTCATCCTATTAGAGATAACAATGGTAGGATTGCAATTAGTTTTTTAACCACAGAAGACGAAGATTTAATACTAAATCCTTCTCTATACCGTGATAACCTCATTTTTGACGTGATTTTAAGACGTAAAATCAAAAATGCGAACATAGACCCCAACGACTTAATTGGTGTCGATAGAGATAAAATAATACTCTTTTTAAGAGCAAGTGGATACGGTCCGAAATTCTCTTTGATAGCTTATGATAATAAAACTGAAAAAGAATTTGAAACAGAAGTTGATTTAACAACAATAAAAGGTAAAGAAATTGAAATTGAGAGTGATGATGAAGGTTTGTTTGAATTTAAATTACCACTTTCAAATGATATTGTTAAATTTAAATTTTTGAGTATTTCAGAAGAAAAAGCATATCTTGATTATGCGCAACGATTTAGTTCAAAACTAAAAGAAAGTAAATTATATAAAGTAGTTGAAGATATTGAATTTTTATATGAACATTATAATTTTGAAGATGAAGAAATTGATAAATTAGAAGAGTCAAAAAATAAAATAACTGAGATTATTGATGGGCTTGATGAAGAAGAAGAAACATTTGGTGTAGGTGAATTTATTACCAAAAGAATGTGTATGCAAGTTAAAGAATACATCAAAGTAAACGGTGAAGAAAAAACTGTGTATAAAGATGAAAAAGACATTGAAAAATTGGTTAAAAACATGAGAGCGTTAGACGGTCTTAGATTAAGAGAATACATTGAAAAAAATACACCAAAATTAGATTTGAATATGGAAGTACCAAAACCTGAGTCTCTCGGAGGTGGGACTTTGAAATTTACATTTCCATTTACCAATGATATTTTCTTCAATATACCACAATCATGAGAGTATTAAAACAGAACAATTTAATTGTTTTCAATATGTAAATATTCCTATAAATGATTTGAAAAAAATGACTATATATGATAGAAAATTCTTTATTGAGAAATACAAACAAGTAATAGAAAAAGAAAATAACGAAAGAGAAAACGATAATAGTAGAGTTGGGTGGGGGAATGTACCTCAAGATATAAATAAAAGATAATTATGTTGGTATTATTAATATACATTTTAATATGCCAACATATTTTTTTATATTATAAAAATAAACTATTTATTGTAATAAGTAATTAATTTATGGCTAAACAAATAAATTCAAATAGTTCAAAACAATTAGATGTATTAAAACTAATTGGTGATGAATTATTAATGATAGATGAAAGATTTAAAGAACAAATATCTTTAATAGATATTATTTCGGAACATACTGAAAAAATGTTCAAAAATTTCGATGCTATCAATGACGTAAATCTTGAAAGCTATATTACTTTACAAGACATACTGAATATTGAGAAAAAGAGCAATAATATATTGTCTGAACAAGAAGATAGACAATCAAAAATTCATGGTGAATTGTATCAACAATCTATAATTTTAACAAGTATAGAAGATACAAACAAAGAGTTAATCAAATCATTAACGAAACAATCTGAAGAACAACAAAAACAAACCGAAGAACTTGAGAAACAAAAAAAGTTAGATGACGAAAAAGCAAAGAATGAAAAAGAGCAAGAATACTTAGAAAAAAAACGTACCAAAAGATGGGAAACATTTGAGAAAATAACAGGTAAAATATGGCAAATAGCTAAAGATACCTATGCCGAATATGCTAAGACAGAAACAGTATTAAGAAAAATGAACGCTGTTTATGGTATGGGTAACGAAGGTGTTAAAGAATATAAAAAACACATGATGTCTGCTTCTGTTGAGACATTAAGAGCCTACAATGTTGGAACTGAAGCATTAACTAAATGGGGTACTGATTTTTCTGCACACACAGGTAAAGCGATGCAATTCTCTAAAAAGAGTTTGGTTGATATGGCAGCTTTAAGTCGTGTTATTGGTGATGAAGGTGTTAGTGAAATGATTAATGTTTTTGATGATTTTAGTTTATCTGTTACAACAGCTTTTGATAATGCTGACAAATCTTCAAAATTAGCACAGAAAAATGGTTTGTCGGTTAATAAAACAATTACCGAAGTAAATAAAAACATGTCTTACATAGACAAATATAGCTTTAAAAACGGTGTTGAAGGTGTAAGAAGAATGACTGTTGAAAGCATGAAATTCAAAATGAATTTTGCTGAAATAGCCAAATTTGCAGATAAAATAAGTTCTGTTGAAGGTTCTATTAAAACAGCTGCTGATTTACAAGTGTTAGGTGGTTCATTTGCTCAAATGGCAGACCCAATGTCAATGTTATATGAAAGTATAAATGATATTGAAGGATTACAAAAAAGAGTTATTGAATCCACCGCTAATTCAATGACATTAAAAGATGGTGTTGTTCAATACAAAAATGGTCATGAGAGATTAAGAGCCGAAGCAGCTGCTGATAGTATGGGTATTGATAGAGCAGAATTTGCTAAATCAGCAAGAACAACATATACAAGAAAGAAAATACAAGGAGCTTTAGATAAAAAGGGTTTTAATGAAGAACAACAGAATGTTGTTGCAACCAATGCAGGTTTTAGTGAAAAACTAAACGATTGGGTTGTAAATATTAAGGGGGAAGATATTGCACTTAAAAATTTGAATGAAGACCAAGTGGAATACCTTAAAAAAGCAGAAGAACCATTAAAATCAATTGCAGATGCAACAATGTCACTTGATGAATATATCACAGGTGGTAAAAGTGCTGTATCTATGCAGTTACAAAAAACAACGGATGGTATAGTAGAAGGTGTTAATGCAAGGGGTATAGCAAAAAATATATTTGAAGTCATTTCTTCTTCGGAAATCGCATCACTTATTACCGTTATTGGTGGTACTATAGTTTCTTCTATGTTATCCAATATGGTTGGAAAGGGATATAACAGCTTCAAAGAGGGTAGGATAAAAAGACCTAGTGGAGGTAGTAGTTCACCCCAAAAAGGAACATGGAGCAGAAATAGAAAAGCAAGGAAATTAAAAAGTGCAAGAGCCAAAAACAGTGCGACAGCAAGAGCTAACACAGGTGGTTCTAACACAGGACAATCTACAAGAAGTTTATCAGGAGGCTTAAAAAACACCTTTAAAAACCCTAAAAATTTCTTAAAAGCAGGTGGTGCAGGATTAGGTTTAGGTTTATTAGGAGTAGGTGCTGGTATGGGTAGAAATGCCTTACTTGACAGTGGTAAAATGGATAGAGGAGGTGTTGGTGATTATGCAACATCAGCAGGTACAGGAGCTTTAACAGGTGCAGCAATTGGCTCATTAGCAGGTCCAATCGGAACAGCAGTAGGTGCTGCTGTTGGTGCAGGATTAGGATTAGTCTCAAACAAATTAAATATTGGTAGAGAAAAAGCAGGTTCAAGATTAGGTCAAATAGACGACCAAGAAGCATTCCTTGCTGAATCAAATGATGAAATATCATTATTAAAAAACATTGCAGGTTCTGCATTTGAAATTAATATGATGTTGAAAAAGGAATTTGATGTTGTTGATATAAAAACAGAAACACAAAAAGATAGTGAGAAAAAATGGTATCACAGTCTTTTAGGTGGTATTACTAATATAGATGACGGTATAATATCAAAAGACGGAACTGTTACTAAAATAAATAATGAAGACGATGTTTTTGCAGCTAAGAAAGGCGGTCCTATTTATAACGCATTTGAAGGAGCTAATCTTGGGGGTAATAATGAAACTACCACATCAAACGTTAATTTTAAACCATTAGATGTTAATTTCTCAGGTAGTATAGAATTAAAAGGTAATAATGGTTCAACAGCATCAATTGACGTAAAAGAATTAACTAACGACCCAGTATTCATGAAAGAGTTTACTCGTCAAGTACAAAAACAAATAAATATGGACAGTAATGGTGGTAGAAAAAAAGGTTGGGCTGGAAGATATAATATATAAAAAGCGTTAAGTGACAAAACCTAACGCTTAATAATATTAATCTATTATTGCTTTAATGCAATATCTCCAAACCTAATACTGGTTGTATTCTACTTAAGAACTCAGGAGCACCATTAAGACTTGTAGAACCAAAATATCTGTATGTATTACCAATAGTAGGTAAATATAAGTTTTCTCCAATTTTATAGGTAGTGTAATTTTTTGAATTTTGTGTTACCAACATAAGTTCCCAATCAACACCCTCAACACCATTTTCAACAATTTCTTTTACTTTTGTACCAGTTAATGGTGGGTTTGCTACAAAAGTTACCTGATTAATAGGGTTTAATAAAAGCAAAACTTGGTCACTACCACTTTCAACGCTAAATTCTTCAAAAACTAGATTACTATAATACATATCACCATTACCTGTCCCAGGTGTATATTTTACTCGTGGGTAAGAAATCATTTCATTTTTTGAACCACCAAACGCACATACTTCTAAAAATAATGTATCTGCATTATTAAAAGTTAGATACCAACGAAAATATACATCATAAGTTTGTTGTGTGGTAAGACAGTCAGAAGGAACTAAATATGCTTTCATAGGTGTAAACGTAACAGTATCTCCTATTTTAGTATCATTAAAAATAATTCTATCTCTTGGAAAACCATATTTAAATGGTGGTAATAAAAGATAATCCTTTAAAGCACTTACAGGTAAATCATACTTTGTTGATAAATCAATTAAACCATTTATTTTCATTTTACAACCATAAATCATTAAACTATCTTTAAATGTTAGATTATTCATATATTCGTGGTATGATTTATATAGTCTATCTTTTGGTTTTGTATTAAGAAATTTTTCACTTTTAACAAACTCTTCAAATAAAACTTGAACATCAAGTTCATAAAACATATCAGGATTACCGTGTTTAATAGAATGATTTCTAATAAAAGTTATAAATTCGGTATCAAAATAAGGACTCATATCTTTATCTTCTAAAGGTACAAAACAATTACAAGATGTAAAGATAATTAAAATAATTGGTAAAATAAATTTTGTTTTCATAATAAATAAGTATTAAAGATTAATTTAATACAAAGATAAAAATAGAATACGAATATTCCAAATATTTAACTTATTAAATTTATTAATTTTACTATTTATAGAATAATTTGTTCAACATAACAATAAAATTATTAGATATATTAAAGATACACAATAAAATGCCAATAAATACATTCAATCCTCAAATTAGAGAAACAACATTAGGAAGAAAATTAGGTAATTATCTTGAACAAGGATGTCATAGTAATGTCATAAAACGAACTGACGTAACTAGCGGTATTTGGGGAAAAGAATATAATGGTTGTTTGTTTAAATATACTAACAACAGACCCTCAGAGGAATTTGATGGTTACATAGGGAATGTTAGAAAAAGAGGTTATTCTAAAACATGGGATAGTCTATCAGACAAACTAATAGACCCAGGAGATGAAAATAGTGAACATTACATATATCACAACATATTAAGACCGTCCTCAAAACTACAAAAACTATGGAATGACGAAGTTAGAAGTAAATCAGATGACTATGTAGATTACACAAATAAAATATTTGGTAAACAAGGTGCTTGGTATAATGTATTAGGTGGTATTATAGACGGAAGAGGTGCAGGAATATATCTTGGAGATAGTGGTGTTAAAGTAGTAAGTAACTTAAATCTTAAAACAACATTAGCAGGTGATATTGTAGGTACATTAACAGGTAAAGAAACACCACGAGGAAAATTCGCATTAAAAGCAGCTGCTATATCATTAGCAAACACGTCTTTGTCAAAAATACAAAGAAATGTTGTTAATAGCGGTGTTGAATGGTTAAAAGGCAAAGTAAACGCTTGGATATTTGGTGGTGAAAGTGAATCTTTTTCAATAAAAGATAAATCCATAACAAATACCGAAGGGATTGTTGATGATATATTAAAACTATCAGGGTTAGACAACATTGCAAATATAGGTTTAAATGAAATTGGTAATCTATTAGGTGAAGATATAGAAAAGGCTTTACATGATAGAATATACGGTACAATACCCAATGAAGCATCTATATTTGATATAGACCACGTTGCGAGTGGTGAAAAAAATAGTATAAAACCTAATTTAGAATTATTTTTAACTAATAATACATTAGGTAAATTTGAAAGAAACATACTTTATTCTCAAAAAATAAAAGGTGTTGAAGGTGTTTATGGTGGAGGTTCTTCTTATAAAACGACAGAACAAAGAAATAATGAATTAATTAAAAACACAGGTAAATTAACTGTAAAATTAATATCATCTAATCTTAATAGAAATAAATTCGGACCGAATTATAGTGCTGATAAATTAGAAAAAGCAGGTTATCAGAAAAGAAACAGTGATTATTCGAGTAAAATTTCAAAACACTTAAATTCAGATATCAAATTAAGAGGTGGGGAAGAACACTCTTGGTTAGATATGGTTAGTTATAATGGTAATTATGACGACAACATAAATACACCAAATAAACCTTACAAAGATAGATTACGTTATGGTATTAATTATGAAAAACTTAAAAACCGTGAGGATGATGAAGTAAAAGATACCGAACCAAATAGTTTATTAAGTAAAACAAAAAGATTGTTTGAAGATGGTAAGATAAAAACAATGATATCTTCATTTTATTCAAATGGTGAAAAAGGAACAGGAAATAGAACAGACATACAAACAGGTGTAACAGAAAGATTTGGTCTTTCACATGGTAGGAACTTGTTAAAAGCAGGTTTAAATAAAGGTATAGATACATTATTAGAAAAGGATGTTAATGGTTTACCTTATGACGACCCTTATTGTCGGGTATGGACTTGGTATAAACAATATAGAACAATAGGTAACTTGATAAGACCTTTTGATGAAGATGGTATGATGGAGTTAGAACGTAATTTAGGTGAGGGTTACGCTAACATAAGACCAGGTATGCAATCATTGAAAGAAAATAGCGCATTAATGAACAATGGTTTTGTTCAGATATCACCATTTTCACTTGCATCTTCAAGCGGAGATATTAAAAATTATATGTTCTCTATTGAAAACTTAGCTTGGAAAGACTTATCTTATGATGACATGGAAAGGAATTTATGTAAATCACAGATAGGACCGAATGGTGGACGGATTATGTGGTTTGCACCTTACGATATTAAATTTAACGAACAAGTGAGTGTAAGATGGAATAATCATGAATTTATAGGTAGAGGTGAAAGAGTTTACACATACGTCAATACGGAAAGAACAGGTAATCTTAGTTTTAAAATTCTAGTAGACCATCCGTCAATCATAAATTATATGAAACATGAACTAACTGTTAATAAAGGTTATGATGAAAGTGATGAAGAAGAACAAAAATTATTACGTTTCTTTGCAGGTTGTGAAACTTTAGAAACAGGTAAAACGGAAATAAAAAAAGAACCCGAACCAATAATTGAAAAACAATTACCTGAACCAGAACCTCAAATAGTAAAACCTGAAACAGAAAAAGTTAAAACAGAGGAAATATTAGAGGAAATTTTATTTGATATTTATTTTCCAAATGATTATTCGGGAATAGATTATTTAAAAACTGAAGAACCTGAAGATGCTTATTTAAAAGGTATTGATTATTTATATTCAGGTCATGGTAAATTTAATGATGGTCGTGGTAATGGTTACGAATCAAATCAACCTTACTCATTAAGCTATGTAGATGGTATTACATTATATGGAGAACCATCTTCTTCAACATTACATAGAATTGATAGTGAAGGAAATATTTATTATGGGTCAGAAGATACCCCTGAAGAATACAAACCTATACCTAATTTTTATTTTGAATATCAAACCAATGCTATTATAAGAAAAGAAAAATATGGTTATTTTAATACTAATTCGAGAAAAATAGAAGATGGTTTATTAATATATAATATGACTATAACTGACAGTATAGTACCTAATTATGCGACAAAAGATGACCCATTATGGACATCTAATGTCAATGGTTTTTTACCAAGATATGGGTATAACAGAGAAATTTCATATTGGGATACTACAAACTATCAATTAAATGCCACTGCTAATGAAGGTACTAAATATTCGTTTAGGTCTTTATATGAGGCAATTAAAAGAGATGATGAAGAATTAATAGAATTATTAAAAACAGTGAAAATTATTGATTGTTTAGGTACTGCTAATGAACATGGGAAGGTAGACGATAATAATAAATTAAAAAGTAATAGAGTTAAAATAGTTGCAAAATGGTTAGAAACATTTTGCAAAAAACATAATTTAACAAACGTAACTGTAAATGCTAATACTAAAAGAGGTTTTGAACCTGCAAAAGGTTCTAGTGGGAAAGAAAATTCTTCAGATAGAATCTCTAAAATAGGTAGAAGTGTTAGAGTTCTTATGATAAAAGAAGTTAGTAGTTCAGTATCATTAGAAGATGCAGAAATAGAAGGGGCTGTTGATGTTGTATATACACCACAAGAGGTGAATGAGATTGCTTATACTGAATACGAACCACCAATAGAGAAAAAAATAAAAAAAGGTAGATATGATGAAGAAAGTTCGTTTTTTGAAAAACTTGGTGGAGCAGACCCACAAACTGCTGAATTTATACATAATAAAATTAGAGAAAAAATAAAATATTTTGTACCTGCTTTCCATTCTACAACACCAGAAGGGTTTAATGCGAGATTAACATTTTTACATCAATGTACAAGACAAGGACCGACACCGCCACAACAAACCGTAGGTGCTGACAATTCGACAAATGCTAATAACTTAGCTTTTGGTCGTCAACCTTATTGTATTCTTAGAATAGGGGATTTCTTTCATACTAAAATTTTAATAACTTCATTAACTATAGATTACGAACCATTACAATGGGATTTAAATCCTGAAGGTATAGGTGTTCAGCCTATGATAGCGAATATTAATTTAAATATAACCCATGTAGGTGGTTCAGATTTAACAGGACCGATTTCAAGACTTCAAAATGCTGTATCATTTAACTTTTATGCTAATACAAGTGTGTATGATGATAGAAGTGATGTTAGAAAGACAGATGAGGAAATAGAAAATATGAAACTTGAAGAATACTCTCATATCATTGAACAATATGGTGATAATGATGTGGATAACTTAACCAATGCTATCAATAAAGCAGAAAGAAAATATCAAACTTCAGAATTTTATAAACCAATGTATAATCCATTTACTTATGATAAAGAATAGTTACGATAGATATTTAAAAATGAGACAAAATGGTGATATAAAATTAACACCATTTATTAAAATTAAACCTAAATATACTGATAAATTTGAAGTATATAAAGTTAATAATACAAGATTTGATTTGTTATCAGCAAAGTATTATAATGGTAATGCTAATTATGATTGGTTAATTTTATTAGCTAATCCACATTTACCGTCATTAGAGTTTTTAATAGAAGAAGGTACAACAATAAGAATACCATACCCATTAGACGTATCAATAGAACAATATATTGATGGGATAAATGTGTATGATAAATTATATGGGTTATGAACGATTTAAGTAAAGGTATTGCTAACGAGCAAAACATTTGGGTAGTAGACCCAAATGCTGTTAATGGGGATTCAAATATAATCCACCCAATGGAAGATTTATCCATTGAAGTTGATTTAGAAGTTAAAACTGTACCAAGATTTAATAATAGTGGTAATGAATACTATACATTAAGTTGGAGAACGAACGGTGAAGGTAAAAAAGAAGCAAGTTTTTTACAAGGTAGAAAATTTAACGGTGGGGATAGTTATTTAACAGATTTTTATACAGATATAAATTTTAATAATTCAAGAGAAGGTGATATTATAGAAGGTATTGGTATAAAAAGAATTAATATTGATTATAATTCGTGGTATATACCACAAGTTACTATTAATTTTGTTGATGTTAGAGGTTCTACTTTATTCAATCCATCTGAATATATGAATGATACAGAAGGTGGTAGTAAAGGTAGTTTTTTCAAATCGTTTTTTAGTTTTCCATATCCTACATATACATTAAGAATAAAAGGTTATTTAGGTGATAGAGTTACATATTTATTACATTGTTCTGATGTAAGACATTCATTTGATTCAAACTCAGGTGATTTTGAAACAACAGCTAAATTTATAGGGTTTAACTTTGCGTTTTTATCAGATATACCTTTTAACTTATTAAAAAGTATACCATATTGTGAATATATTGGTGGGATAGACTATTGGAATAGTAAAAATTTCCAATTAAATACTATGACTTATGACGAAAGTGGTAATCCTGTATATACTCCTATGTTACCAATGATGGATTATATTGAGAAAATAAACGACATCTCACAAAGGAAAAAATTAGAACCAAATAATGAAAATTATAGACGGTGGGAGGATATAAAAAACCAAATGGGTTATATTAATAAAATTTTAAACGCTTGGGGTATTTTATCAAATAAATTAAAAGATACTTATAAGACTAATTTCAAAGATGAAGATAAAAAAATTAGTATTACTGGTTCGTTAATCCCATGGGTTAAAAATGAATGTCAACAATATGAAGATTTAATCAAATTCATTAAAGAATATAATGAAAAATATAAATCACTTAGTAACACATACATAGAAATTAAAGAACCTTCAGGTTTATGGAATTTAATTTATGGTAATAAAGTAAATTTTAAAGGAGCAACAATAGATTATAATAGTTTAACATCTTCATTGGATAAAATAGCTTCTAATATTAATACTGAATCAACAAAAATAAAACATGATGTTGCTGCTGGGTTTGAAACAGAAGTTATAAGCACATTAGGGTTTAAACCAACAATAGATAATATAATGAGAATTATATTTGCACATTTGGAAGTTTTTTCTGATTGTTTTTATATATTGAAAGATAAAATACAAGAAAGGAAATTTTCAGACATACAGAAATTAGGTTCTTCGGGTGATAAGTTCACTGATATTAATATACAAGGTAGCGATGCAACATTTGGTTCATTCCCAGAATTTAAAGGTGATGTTATAGATAATAATGGTGAAATAGAAAAGAATGTTGAGAAATGGATTGGTGGTGTAGATGGTTTAAGAATGGCTTCAACAGGGCAAGATTTAGATGAAGTTAATCTTGTTTATAGTATATTAGAATCAGTAAAATATGTTAGAGAAAAAGAAAGTGAATTATCTATAACAAGTAATGTTATAGAACATTGGATGCCGATTAACCCTATGGATATAGGTTTGTTAGGTGTACATAAAGAAAACCCATATAATGTATTAAAAAAAGATGGAAAAGGTGATTTTAAAGTTGCCAATTTAGTTATTCAAATATTGATAAGAATGTATTATGGTTTATTAACAAATGGTAGCTCAAATTACAAAGATTTAGCAAAAGCCGAATCCAAAAATGTGTTTAGTGTTTACAGTAATGATAATGACATAAAATCACTATTTGTTAAAAACGCTTCAACAAAAGATAGATTTATAACGTTAGGTACAGAAAAACCTGAACAAAGCGTATCTACGGTTCCGTATATATTTACAGGAAATCCGTTAATGGTTTTAAAAGATGAATGGTATGAATACACATATTTAAAAGAGAACAATGAAGATGAAATAAAAAAATTCGCCACAATACCTACATACACAGCAACAGTAGATGGTTATAATAAAGATTGGTTTAATAAAAATAATGATAATAAATATTCACCTATAGAATGTACTAAACCTTCATTACAGAGAAAAATTTATAGTGGTAGTTTAGTATATGATACTAATACTACTTCTTTTGATAGTGTATTTCAGATAATACCTACAGATAATAATAATTTTTTAGAAAAACTGATTGGATATAAAAACGCAGTAGGTAATAACAATTTAACAAAAAATTGGAATTTAGATGAAGATTTTTCATTAAATTTATTTATAAATAAAAAATTTGATTTAACAGATGGATATGAAAATCGTAAAGATGGTATAATTACAAAAAAAGAATTTGATGAATATTTTTCTGTTATTAAGTCAGAATCAATAGGTTCTAAAGATTATGAATTTACAGGTATTAAAACAGATGAAATAAAAGTTGCACTTATTCGTGGTGATATTAAATATGATAATGACAAAATAATATCGCATAATAATACTAGTTTAAGAAGTATAAGAGAAAATAATTCTTATGATGATTTCGTAATACCAAAGATGAGATTAATCGTTAATGAGAATATTGATATCTTGGATAAATTTAAAGGTGTATTTGCTCATGTAAATTATTATGAAGATTTATTTGGTTCTCAATTATTTTATTCACAAAATGATGAACGACTTGGTGATTTACCTAATAATATAACCAAAGAATCATTGAGAAATGAAGCAAAAGGTTTATTAATTTTATCTTCACTAAAACATAGTGATAGTGACATTGATGATTTATTTGAAGATGAAAATTCAGGATATTATAGAGTACCAAAGTCAACATTATTATATATAGGTGGGGTATTAAAAAGATTAGCACTTAAAAACGAACACGATATAGATTTATTAAGAAATGCTGTTGAAACACTAAACTATAAACATTCATTATTTGAATGCAGGGGAAAATTAACAGATATGTCTTCTATATTCGATGATACAAAAGATAATAAAGTTAAATCAGTATTAAAACCATTTGTTACAAGAATACTAATAAAATATTTTGAAGATTGGTGTAAAAGTGATGATTTAAAAAACATATTAGACCAATATGAATTGAAAATTATTGATAACAATACACCAAAATATATTAATTCAGCAAGTTTTGAATCTTTATGTAAACATTTTGTTGATTTAAAAAAGAAAGGTGTTATAACAAAAGATAACTTAAAGAATAAATTTTATAAAAATTTATTTGATAACTATCATTATATAAATTTTGAAGAAAAAAGTATTAATCTAATTTATAGACCTTATGGTAATATGAGATTATTATTGAAATTATATAGTGATGAAGTTGTTTTATTAAAAGGCATTCCTTTATTACAAGAAGATGAAGACAAAGATAGTTATTTTAAAAAATTTGCTATTGAAGAAGATGTAGTTAAAACATATATTGAAACTATATGTTCTGAATTAGGTTCTTTATATTCAAATCAGGAAAAAGTAGATAGTAATATTAATGAGGGGGTTGAAGTAAATCCTTATAATGATGAAAACATCTGTTTAGAATTATATAAAACATTAAAGTCTATTAATGATAAATGGATGGCAACATACAGAGAAAATCATTATACGTTAGTTAGTAGAAATTCTAATGAACCAAGTTTTTATGATAAATCATTTAATTTTATAGATAAGTTTTATAATAAAATAGGTGATAAAGTTATTATCAACCCTAATAAATTTTTAAATATTGTTGTTAATGAAGACGCTGATGATATCATAATCACGATGCAAGATAATTTATATCAAGTGTTAACTAGTCTTGTAACAGAACATAAAATGTTATTAGTACCAACACCAAATTACATAGATTGGAGTAAAAATGGTGATGTTGGTGAAGTGCTATCTAATGTTTTCAAACCATTATCGTGGAGTACAAGAGGTAATGACGTAGACGTACCACAATTCACTATAATATACATAGGAGAACCGTCTAAACATCTTGAACTTGATGAAAGTAAAACTTTTAATAATTTTAATGGGGATGGTTTTAATGTAAGTGCGGACGGAAAAACAAATGTTGAAAAAGGTTTTAGTTTTGGAAGAACATAAATATCAATTACCTTGTTTTATGGTGGCATTCAGTGCTCAAAATAATAGTATATTTAAAAATTACTCTTTAAATATGGATAGTTCGACTGTAACCGACCAATCACTTGGCGCAACATTTAATATATCCAATATGGCTAAAAAGGGTAAGAATGTAAGTTATGGTCAAGATTTATATAGTATATACACAAGTAATTCATACCAAATAGAGATTGAAATGATGGGTTGCGCACAAATACAACCATTAATGTATTTTCAGTTAGTAAATGTACCTATGTTTAGAGGTGCGTATATGATTTACAAAATCGCACACAACATCTTACCAGGTGATATGACTACTCATATAACAGGTATGCGTATCAGTAATAAACCTGTTGCATTAGTAAAAGAAGTGTATAATTATGATGATATGTTTGATGGTTTAGAAATAGATGTTTATGGTAACACCGCATCACCTGAATATCAAAAAACTTCTAGTAATGCTGTAGTATATACAGGAGACACACCGTATCGAGCAGGCACTGGAACTGATTATATATATGGTGGTAAGGCAGCAGGTAGATATAAAGATATTGATTATATAGATTATGAAAAATTAAAGAATACTAAATTTTCAGAACACATACATTTAATACATGCAGTTAAAAACGCATTGGACAATAAAAAATCTGACGAACATTATTTAGCGAGATGTAAAGTTATGCCAAAATTAATATATAACAATATTAAAGGTGTTGCTGCTCAATATGAACTGATAAGAAAACATATTGAAGAAGAATACAAAGGTGAAATAGTAGTAAAATATAATTCTATATGGAGATGTAGATT